CGCTTGATGCGGGCATTTACCTCAAGGTCGAGAAAGTCGCCGACTTCGCTTTCCTTGCCTTCGACGCTCTGCCGGCCGCTGAAGCCGAGCAGCTCGCCGATCATCCCGGCGCCACTTCCTTGATGGCCTTTACCGCGCTTCACCCGCTGAAGCCGGAATATGCCGAGAGCTACCAGACCCACGGCCTCAACTTCATCGATGTGCGACGGCGATGCTAGCCGGACTGCCTGACCATCCATGACGCGGGGGCTGGCTTCACAGCCGGCCTCCTTCCCAGCCGAACAGAGACACTCATTATGTATGCAACCGTTTCCGACATGATCGCCCGCTTCGGTGAGACGCAGATCATCCGGCTTTCCCGCCCGGAGGATCGCACGGCCGAGACGGTTGACGAAACCAAGGTCAACACCGCGCTCGCCGACGCCGGCGCGCTGATCGACGGTTACATCCGTGGCCGTTATTTCGTGCCGATCGCCGCGCCGCCGGCGGAGATCGTCCGCGCTGCCTGCATCCTTGCCCGCTACGATCTCGCCCAGGGCGAGCACACGGACCCGAGCGAAGAAATGGCGAAGGGCCGCAAGGACGTCATCTCCTGGCTGGAGAACATCGCCAAGGAACTGGTCAATCTCGATGTCCCGGCTGCAGCGCCGGCCGGCCCCGCGGTCAATTCCGGGCCACGCATGTCCGATCGGCCGCGCATCTTCTCCGACGACAGCTTGCGAGGCCTCTGATGGAACTCGCTTATGCACCGATCCGCAGGATGGAGCCGGCGATTGTCGAGCGGCTGCGGCTCGCCTTTCCGGCGAAAGATTTCTCGATCGAGCGCATCCCGCAGACGCTGACGATCAAGGAATTCGAGCGGCTCGTTAAGCAGGCGCCCTTCATCGGCTTGGCCTGGACTGGCATGAAACCCGACGCCGCCAGCGGTCGCGCTCTGAAGGGTCAGATGCTCTGGCGCCTGGTGCTCGTTTTCAGGGCTTCGAATGGCCTTGAAACCCGCTTCAAAGGCGACAAGCGCGGTATCGGTCTCGATGCCATGTTTGATGTCGCGATAGCCTTGCTGCAGGCGGCGGAGATCCCCGGCGTCGGCGTTGCCACCGTCACCAGCGCCAACAGCCTGATCGCCGATGGTTGGACTGACGACAACGTCGTGATTGCCCAGATCGACTTTGCCGTCGCCTTCGTCACCAGCCCGGCCAACTTCGCCCTGGTGACGCTCGACGACCTCCAGAAGATCGGCGCGAGCTGGGGCCTTTGCCGAAGATCCCGACACCACCGTCGCCACCGACGAAACCGAACTACCCCAGGAGTAGGACATGCTTGGATTTTATAAGCCCGCCGAGGGCTGCACCGTCGACCAGGAGGATGGCCGTCCGTGGCCGGCCGAAGGCATGGACGCGCCGAACACGCTGTTTGTACGCCGTCGCATTTCCTGTGGCGACCTGATCGAGGCCGAGAGGCCGATCGTCGTTCCCGCGTCTGCAACGTCCGAGGAAGAACAGCCGCCCGTCGTCGAGACGCCCGAGGGCGATGAAACCGGGGGGCGAGCAGCTCACCGACGTCACCGAAACCGAAACGCCGTCGCGCTCGCGCCGGTCCAAAGGAGACAAGTAAGCCATGGACTTCAATGAAATCCCCTATGACTGGCTTGAACCGGCAACCCTGCTTGAGGTCAAGCCAAACTATGCCAATGTCGGCGTCCTGCCGTATCCGACCAAGGTGTTGCTCGTGGCCCATAGTCTTGCCACGGGCTCTCTTCAGCCCGGCCAGATCGTCGAGGTAACACGCGGCGAGGAAGGCATTGCGCTTTGCGGCCGGGGCTCGATCGGCGCCGAACAGATTGCCGCCTTTCGCAAAGCCAATATGACGTCGCCGCTCTTCGTTACGACAGCGGTGGACGCCGGCGGCGCGGTAAAGGCATCGGGCACCTTCACCTTCGCGGGTGCCGTCACCCAGGCGACCGTCCTGCGCTTCAAAGTCGCCGGGCGGCCGATCCGGATTACTGTCAATCCGGCCGACACCGTCACCGTGATGGCGGCAGCGCTGGCGACTGCCATCAACGCCGACCTCGACAACGTGGTCACGGCGGCGTCGGCTCTTGGCGTCGTAACCTGCACGGCACGCAACGGCGGCGAAGTTGGCAACGGCATTGATTTGCGCGTTGACGCGGCTGCAGCTCCGGTACCGTCCGGTCTGACGATTACCGTCGTCGACATGGCGAACGGCGCCGGCAACCCGGCGCTGCAGCCGGTCCTCGATGTGTTGGCAAACACCTGGTTCACCGATGTCATCGTACCCTGGGCCGACGCCACCAACATGGCGGCTTTCGCCGAATGGCTGCGCGTCCGTTATACCGCGACCTCAAAGCTCGACGTCCACGGCTTTGTTGCCAAGCGCGGCACCTATGGCACTCTCGGCACCTTCGGCCAGCTGACCAACTCGCCGAACCTCACGGCCATGGGCCTCAACCGCTCGCCGACTAGCCCCTGGGTTCTGTCGGCCGCCGTTGCCGGTCTCTGCGCGTTCCATTTGACCAACGATCCGGCACGCCAGCTCCGGTCGCTCGTCGTGCCTGGCGTGGAAGCGCCGGCGCCGGCCGACCAGTTCACGGACAGCGAGCAGAACCTGCTCTTGAACAAGGGCATCTGCACCTTCGACCATCTGTCGGACGGCTCGACGGTCATCTCGCGCATCATCACGACCTACAAGACCTCAAGCCTCGGCATCCTCGATCGCGCCTGGCTGGACATTATGACGCCGAAGACGCTGTCGCGTATCCGCTACGACTGGGCGGCCTATGTCTCGCTGCAATATCCGCGCTCCAAGCTGGTCGACGACGAAAGCAGCGCGGCCTTCGCCAGCCGCTTCGACACTGACGAGGACGCCGGCAGCGCCGTCGTCACGCCGCGCCGTATGCATGCCTCCTGGGGCGCGCGCTGCAAGCTCTATGGCGAGAAGGTCTGGATCGAGGACGTCCAAGCGACCGTCAAGGCCAGCGTGTTCCAGCGGTCGGCCGACGACAAGAACCGGCTGGAAAGCCGTCAACAGATCAAGATCGTCGGCAACCTGATGGTGCTCGCCGGCTCTCTTGAATTCCAGGTGTAAGGAGACACTGAACCATGGCTCAAGTATTGGGCATTGTGGATATCGTCTGGCGCGGACGCAATATCCCTGTTGAAAAGGGCGCCAAATTCAAGCGTGGCGGCATTCAGAACACTGCCGTCACCTATGGCCGGAAGGTAGGCCGGGCGCAGGAGTTCGTTGCGTCCGAAATCACCGCCGTGACCAACCTCGAAGCTGGTCAGCGCCTCGGCAACCTCCTGGACCCCGGCGAAGACGAGCTTCAGGTCGTCTGCGACACCGGCCAGACTTTCGTTTGGGGTGATGCTTTCCTGGGGGAAACCCCCGAGGTCACCGGTGGCGAGGGCGGCAAGATGGAACTGAAGTGGTTCGGTGGCGAGCCCGAGGAGATCCTGGCATGAGCAGTGCTCTTTCCAAACCAAGCAGCTTGACCATCGACCTCGACGAAGACGCCGGCAAGACGGTCGAGACCGTCGTGGATCTCGATCGGCCGGTCGCGATCGGCGGCAAGGTGGATTCCGATGTCATCGACGAAGACACCAACCCGCTCGATCGGTTGCCCGAGGACGCCGTCCGCAACGCCAACGGCTCTGTGACGCTGCCCTTGCACTACGAGGTCACCCTTCGCACCAAGAAGGACGGCGCCGTCAAGGAACGCGTCTTCGCCGAGCTGATCTTCCATCGCTTGAATGGTGCGGATCAGCGCGCGATCGCGGCCGCCGGCAGCGAACACGAAATCGCCGTTTCCTTCGCCCGGTCGACCCGCCACAACCAGGCAATCATGAACGCGCTCTACGACAAGATGGATCTGTCCGACATTGCTCGGGCTGGCCGTGTGCTCAATTTTTTCGTCAGCAATGGCCCCAAAACTGGCGGCTGATGTTCGGCGCTCTTGCCGAAGGCACGTCACTTACGGCGTCGGAGATTGATGGCTTCGACGCCGAGACACTCACCTTCTGGTGGGATTGCGTGATGGAGTGGCGGACTTTCGCCAAAACCCTGGGAGACTGACATGGCAAGGTCGATGGCGCTGGACGTGCTGGTCCGGTTGAAGGATCTTCTTTCCTCGCCATTACGTGGCCTGCGCCGCAGTCTCCAGGGCGTCGTCGACACGGCCAAGAAGATTGGCCTGGTCGGCACGGCGATCGCCGCCATCTCCTTCATGCAGCCGATGAAAGAAGCGGCGGCATTCCAACAGCAGCTCCTCGACATTGCCGGCACATCGAACAAGACAGGCGCTCAAGCCTATCTGATGGTCGATCAGTTGAAGGGACGATTCGAGGGCCTTGCGCTCACAGTCGGGCAGACGTCCGACACGGTCGCCAAGGGCGCGGGCAAGATGATCGCCGCCGGCCTTGATGAGCAGCTCGTCAACAATTCCCTGAAAAGCATCGGCCGCGCCACCAAGGCAGCAAATGCCGAGTTCGACGACATGGCGGGCGTTGCCGTCTCGCTCCTGCAGACGCTGAAGCTTCCGGCCGACCAACTGGACGCCACCATGGCCGGCCTCATTGTCGCCGGCAAAGAAGGCTCTTTCGAGCTGAAGGACATGGCGAAATCCATCCCTGGCCCTGACCGGGCAGATGGCGAAGCTCGGCATTACCGGGCGGACGGCTGCCACACAGCTCTCCGCCATGCTGCAGATCGCCAGAAA